CTGAGGAGAATATCCAGATTGCTAAAGAAGCGCAGTCTAGAGCAGATAGACTTGCTAATAGAGCATTAGCGAGAAGAGAAGAAAACCAATTAGAGAAAGCATTTGATCTTTCTGGAAATTCACCATTTCAAAAACTTGCTGGTCTAGCAGGATTTGGTGGCCGCGGCGGAGGTATTGGTGGTTTTGGTGCTAAAGCAGCTGCTGTAGGTCTTGGCAAAGCTGCTATGAAGCGTGGTGCTGGAAGAGCAGCAACTAGATTAGGTGCTGGTATCGGCATGAAGATAGCAGGCAAGTCTGGTGCTAGAGCGGGCGCTAAACTTGGTGCCAAGACTTTAGGTAAAGTCGCTGGTAAGAAACTACCATTTGGATTAGGTCTTGCTGTTGCAGGTGGTCTTGCGGCAGATAGATTTAGTAGGGGTGATAAGATCGGTGGTATTGTTGAAATCCTATCTGGTCTTGCTGCTATTGTTCCTGGTGTGGGAACTGCTGCATCTCTAGGTATTGATGGTATCCTTGCTGCTAGAGATTTTGGTGTAGTTCCATTTGCAGAAGGCGGTATTCCTCTTGGTCAAAATGTAGGAGCACTTCTTAATGACAGACCTGATAAAGCAAAAGAGGCAGTTATGCCTCTTACCCAAAAAACATTTGATATGTTTGGTGAGGGTGTGTTGAATGCACAGTGGGACAATAAGAAAAAGTATGCAAAACTACAGGCTGAGGGACTAGAAGAATTCCATATCAAAAAAGATGGTTGGATGAGATTTGGTGAATTAATGAAAAAAGCAGGCGTAGGTCTGTTTAGTGGTTTTAAGTGGCCATGGGAAGAAAAACCAGACCCATCAAGAGATGATGATGCTTCTGGTGGTCGTCAATACCGAGGTATGAATTTTGATGATGTTGATCTCGATGCAACAAAAAAATCAGGTGTTTTAGCTAGAGTTCTTCCTACTGCTCAAGGACAACGACCACCAACAATTACTCAAGATAGTACAGGACAGAATCCAATTTCTAATTTTGGACAATTTAGACAATATTATAATGATGGTCGTGGTGGTTATCACATGGGTTCTGATATTGGAATGGACGAAAATTCACCTGTACTAGCAATTCAAGATGGTACGGTAATGGAGCACATTCCGAACTTTGGCAAGTATGGTGCGGGTGTTGTTGTCAAACATGATGACGGATCTGCTTACGTTTATGGTCATGTCACACCACAAGTAAATCCTGGTGATAGAGTAGAAGCAGGTGATAGAATTGCAAAACTAGTTTATTATCCATCACCAGATGGCACACAAGATTATACCCATCTACACCTTGAAAGATTCCAAGTTCATGGAGATGGTAGCTCTCGTATAGATCCTATTGCTTTTATGGCAAGTGAGAATATTACTCCACCTATATTACAAGAACCCCCAGAACCACCACCAAAGAATCAGCAAGAATCTAAACCAAAAACGGTGAAATTGAGAGGTGCTGGTGCTATGACTGATAATTATGGATTTACGCCAGGTCAAAGATTCGACTTTGAGCATAATGGTGAAGAGTACCATGGATATAAAACCGAAGATGGTTGGGATTTGTATAAAGGAAGGGGATTAGGTGCAACCCGCTTGAATACTGATGGACAAAATCAGGATGTTGTTAATTCGTTTATAAGAGCAGGTAAAGCTAGAACTGCTCCTAAAATTTCTCCAGATGATAACCCAAGATCTCCTGCAGAAATTTATAGAGATGCACAATCTATGCAGCAACCAGCTGTAACTACACCTCTTGCTGTAAGATCTCAAGAACTTGCCATGGCAACTAGTGCTTCACCAGCAGCGACAGTAGTTAATAATTACTATACTACTGGAGCACAACAAACTGGTGGTAACTTGCCTGCTGATGTTTCATTTGGAGTCAGTAGTAATGATATGGGCAACTCTTGGGCAAGTGAACTTAGACTGAGGACAACCTGATGAAATTTGGAACATTTACTGAGTTTTCTTTTAAGACTGCAAAGATTGCTCCTCAGGGAAAAAGTGGAAAAGAAGATTTTATCGCCATAACTAGTCTAATCAATAGTTTTAGTTACGTTGAGAATATTACTTCTCCATTCTTATCAGCAACCTTAGTAGTAGTTGATAGTGGTGGTCTTTTACAAGGATTGCCAATTAAAGGTGCTGAGATGGTGCAACTAGAGGTAACTACTAACCTCGGTGACTTTACATATGATTTTGTGGTCTGGAAAGTTGCTAATAGATTCATTCAGAACAAAAAGCAAGTTTATACACTTGGTTTGATTTCTCCAGAGGCATTAAATAATGAAATTCTCCGTATGGAGAAAGTATTGTATGGTAACCCATCTAATATCATTGCAAAGATCTTAGAAGATACGCTAAAGACAAAGAAAACTTTTAATCGTGAGTTGTCTAAGTTTGATGTCAAGATGACTCCTAACTCCAGAAGACCTTTTGACATTGCTGCACAACTAGCAACTAGGAGTGTATCTCCACAAGGAAAGTATGAGGAAGATACTACATCTGCTGGTGATTCTCAGAGTACAACTGGCAGGGAATCTAAGAAAGCTAAGGGAAGTGGTGGATTTTTCTTCTGGGAGACTATTAGAGGTTATAATTTCTTTGCCGTTGATACTCTCTGTGCAGATGAAGATAGTGACTTAAAATCGAAGATGTGGAAAGTACAACCACATGGTCCATATGTGGAAAGAGTTGCAAATCAAGATGATGCCGATGAAAGATTTTTAATTTACAAATCTATTTTTGCTGGTGAGTTAGATTTGCTTGCTTCTCTTAGAAAAGGTAAGTATTCTTCGTTCCTTGCATTCTTTAATCATTCTACTGGACAATATGAAGAGTATGTCTATAGGATTAAAGACAGTTATGACAATATGGCACATTTAGGTGGTCAGGAAGGAATTAATCTAGTTCCTACCTCTAAGGCATTCTTTGATCAGGAAGTCAAATTATCTGATTATCCAACCAAGAGAATGTCTGTGCTTTTAGATCATGAAACGTGGTATAATGATGCTGAGATTGCATCCCCTGATCAAGGTGATGGTTCTGAAGCACCAACTCCTTTTGCTGATTGGCAAAAATACTACACAGCACAAGCACTTGCACGATATGAGTTGTTGAAGAACCAAAAGTGTTCTATCGTAATTCCTGGCAATGCACAGATTTGTGCTGGTGATAGAGTTGATATTAGACTACAAACTAAATTGCCTGATGTGGAAGCAAAGAAAGATCCTTACGATAAGGAAAGTAGTGGGATGTACTTAGTTGAAGAAGTAACACATGAATATGACAGAACTGTAGGAACTAATGGCAGGTTCTTAACAACCTTACGTCTCATGAGAGATTCTTACGGCATGAAAAATAAACAGTCAAATCACGGATCTAAATAAACAAGGAGGTAACTACTATGGAAAGCATCGAACAACATATTGAGAAGGACAAGGAAATTCTTGCAAATCCTACAACTTCTCCACAGCAGCGTCGTCACATTGAGGGCGAACTGCATGATCTAGAAGAGTATGTTGAGCATCATAAAAAAGAGATTGAAGCAGGTGATCATCACGATCCCTCACCACTCGAACTCTATTGTGATCAGCAACCAGGAGCACCAGAGTGTAAAATTTTTGATGATTGATTAGCATGGATCAGTTTTTATCCCAGTTAATCCCTACTCAGCGTATTGGTAACGACGGTTTCAATTGGTGGGTAGGACAGGTAGAAGGTACAGCATCTGCTGAGGTTAACAACAAAGGCGGTTATCGTTATAAAGTTCGTATCGTAGGTGATCATCCTGGTAGTAAGGAGATCATTGATACGAAAGAGTTGCCATGGGCAACTGTAATGATGCCTGTTAACGTTCCCTTTATGCCTGGCAACGTCGGTGGTGGTAGACCACAACTGGCGGTTGGATGCTGGGTTATCGGTTTCTATATTGATGCCGAGAGACAAAAACCCATTATCATGGGATCAATTGGTCAGGTCCCTGGTGCTACAAAAGTAGTTATTGACGAGAGACCTGACCTCCCACCATTTACAACATTTATTCCTAATACTGTCAATCCAGCATCTGATGGTTTGCCTACAGGTGCAGACGGGGAGAATACTGGAACTGGTGGTATGTCTGATGGAACCACTAAAACAACTAAGGACGGAACCAAGAAACCTAGAGTTGCAGTCCCACCTAAGAAAACTGCTCCTTTGAAGAAAGGTAGTCCTTTATCTGAAGAGTGGTGCCAACAACGTGCTGAGAAGTGTAGCAAGAAAGATTTGACAGAATCAATGACTGTCATTATGAGTGAGTTTCTTGCTGAAGTTCAGAACAATAATGGAAATATTGGAACATACCTCGTCAATGAAGCAACTGGTGGTTTGATGGATGGTATTGGCGTTGCTAGAAAGTATGTCAATAAATCCATGCGTGTTGTCAATGAATTCGTTGCTGGAATCAAGGGATTCATTATTGAAAAAATGACCAATGGTGTCAAGGATTTAATTAACTCATTGCTATATCCAAGTGAAGAAGGTAATGCACTAACACCTGTAACTGAGTGGTTTAATAACTTACTGAAGAACCTAGGTTGCTCGATGGCAGATCTTGGGGATCGCCTCGCAAAATGGTTGACTAATCTTCTGATGAGTTATGTAAACCAGATCTATAGAGCAGTTGCCTGTCAGATTGATGAACTCGTCAACGGCATTGTCTCTAAGATTCAGCAGTTGATGAATGAATTGTTTGATAAAATCTTGGGACCACTTCAGACAATCTTAGGTGCTATCGCAGCACCTCTCAATATTATTGGTGGTGCAATCAATCAAGTTCTAAATCTATTAGGAATTTCCTGCTCTGGTCCAAATACAGAGTGCTCTAAGTATAAGCAAGTTTGTACTGAAGGTGATAAGAAAGAACCAGAAGGTAAAGACTTCTTGGATGGATTGCTTGACAGCATCGATAATCTATTCCCTGCTACAGGTCCAGACTACACAAATTATGTTTGCCCAGAAGCATTTACTGGCAAACCATTAGAAACCACTTCAGTTGGATTTACTGGTGGTGTTCCCCTCCCTGGTGGTGATCCCAATGCTGGTGGTCCTGGCGGAGTCAATCCAAAGAAACCAAAAATTGTTTATAGCATTTCTGACATAACTGTTACTGAGGGTCAGGATGCAAACTTAGTTGTAACTAGGACAGGTTCTACAGAATTTGCATCATCTGTCAAGTACAAGACACTGAAAAACTTAGGAACAGCAACTCCTGGTGAAGATTACTTGGAGTCTAGTGACATTCTAGGATTTGCTCCTGGTGAAACACAAAAAGGATTCTCTATCAAGACATTATATTCCGAAGGTTCGGAACCTCAGGAAACATTCTTTGTACAAATTACTAAGAATACTCCTCAGTCAGGAAGTGATTTATCAACAAAGTTTGAGAAAAACCTTGCAACGGTAACTATTGTTGAGTACAACCCACAAGAACCAGGAACAAGTTATCCTGTAAAACCAACTAATCCATTTGAAGAGATTGATAATACATTCCCACCAGATGAGACTGACATTCCTACTCCATCTCCAGTAGAAGATCCATATGGCGGTGGAATTCCTATTCCAACATATTCAGTCACTGCTAATAGAACTACGTGTCCAGAAGGAGAATTTATTGTCTACACAATTAACACCACTGATGTGGAGAATGACACCAAACTGTATTATACACTGATTGGTACAGATATCGACAGTGATGACATTGTTGGTGGTGAGTTGTCTGGTGAGATCATTATTTTCAACAACACAGCAAAAGTAACCATTGGTATTGAAGAAGATGGTGTTATTGAAGACGATGAGATCTTGACCTTCTCTATCAATGGAACTGGTGCATTTACCAATGTTACTCTAACTTCTGCAAAAGAATCAACTGATCCAGGTGACTATGATGAATCTGAGGAAGGTGATGAACTAGTAACAGAACCATTTGTTCCTCCAACAGTCAATGAAGAGGATATTATTACTGATGAAGATGGTGGCATCATTGAGATTCCTGTTGGTGATCCAGGAGATCCTTGGGCAGAACCACCATTTGTCTTCATTGGTGGAGAAGGAGTTGGAGCAACTGCTACTGCTCTCCTAGATGAAAACGGATTCTTAACAGAGATCCGTGTTAAATCACCAGGATATGGTTATAAGAAGAATCTGGCAAATGATAAAGGACTACGTTGTATTATT